AACTCCGTTATGTCCTTGCGCTTAGCAAGTTTCTGGAAGAAATATTTATCGTTCCTTGTCTCATACGATTCTCTTTTAGCCTTTACAGCACCATTATACTTAAAGAAATCGTATGTCTTAGAAGAGAAATGGTTCTTCAAAGACAGGTAGTGTTTATATGCTTCAAATCCGTCCATTCTTAAAGAATAAGCCATGTTGTCTTATGTACCTTTGTTTCATTGTTGATGCGTGACGAATGTGCGCCGTCATTTCACGCTCAAATATAAACCCAGCTTGGGTTAACTTATCAATCCAGTATTGTGTATCCTGTTCATTTACATGGTGATGGCCTCCTTGACCAGGGTATGCATACGTCATCATTAAAAATTTACATGCTTGAAATGCTTGAATAAAATTATCCATGTATTTTTCTTCTACATGCTCAACAAATTCAACGCTCCAACATAAATCAAACGTTCTTTTAAGTGGAACAGGTCCTACTGTAAAATCGTGAATAAACACAGGGAGTATTCCGCGATCTATGGTATTATCACCATCAATGCCAAAAGCCTGCAAACCCATACTGCGAGCCAATTCAACCATTCCTCCAGGACCACATCCAACATCAAGCATGGATTTTGCACCTGTGGCATTAATAATGAACTGGAGTGCACCTTGATCAATATGGGTCTCGCCTTCGGACCCACCTAAATGATTTGGTAATGTCATATTGGTAATTTAGTTGTTTTGGGAAAAAAGTTTAACGCTTCCGCTTCATCTTGAATACGTGCTTTCATTTTTGCACTTGATTTAATTAAGCTACCAGCAACTTCTATTTCCATACCAGTAATTTCACAGTAAAGAATTACTGCTTCCATAAAATCAATACGCTTTTCAAAAGCTAATTGATCGATTTCACGTTGAAAATCTTTTAATGTTTTGACGGGTGTAAATTCTACTGTTGTGTTTGGTTCCATGCGATCAGTATACATTTTTAATATTTGATAATCAACGGTTAAGCAGCTTTTAAACTACTGTAACGATCAGCAGCATATGATGCAGCAAACGCATTTGGTTTAACCATAGGAACCACATTGCATGTTCCTTTAATGTAGCCTATTGCTTGTTGAACAACACAGCTTGAGCCATAGGCAATGTCTGGATTAATGTCCAAATGCACTTCAACATCACGATCTTCCAATACCTCACGGAGAGATTGGAACAGCTCTGATACTTTATATACTTCATTCATTAAACGCATAGCTGGCTTACTTTTCTTTTGATCGTAATCGAGCTCTGTTTGCGTTTCACCAAAGATCTTACAGCCGTGGCAGCCATCAATATGGACAACAACAACTAAAGTATAATCGGCGTACCATTGGTTCTTCATCTTGAAGCGAACTGAATCAGCACCAATGTAGATTTTTGTAGATGGTCCTTGAGCTTCGATAAAGTTTTTAACTTCTTGTATGTTCAGTTTTGACATAATACACTTTCAAGATTGGAGCGGGCAGCGGGAATCGAACCCGCAACTTGTCCTTGGCAAGGATATGTGTTACCACTAGCACCATGCCCGCTTTTTGGTACCCCACCTCAGGGTCGAACTGAGAACTTTCTTCCTTTTGAGAGAAGCGACTTTGCCAATTTGTCCAGTGGGGCAAGATTGGTTGCGGGGGAAGGAATCGAACCTCCGTCCTCTAGGTTATGAGCCTAGCAGTCTACCGCTGACATACCCCGCGGTAATATATATGGTGCCTAGAGAGAGAATTGAACTCCCACTCAAGCGATTATGAGTCGCCTGCTTTACCATTAAGCTACCTAGGCAAAATTCTGGTACGACTGACCGGGCTCGAACCGGTACGCCCTTACGGACATCAGATTTTAAGTCTGAGGCGGCTACCTATTACGCCACAGTCGCAAATTTGGTCCGGCGTACAGGAATCGAACCCATATTGATGCTTTAGAAGAGCACTTTCTTATCCGTTAGAAGAACGCCAGAAGAATCTATTATACTACATTTATGTGGTGCTCTCAACAAGAATTGAACTTGTGTTTCATCCGTACCAAGGATGTGTAATACCACTATACTATAAGAGCTAATATTGGCGGAGAGTGTGGGAGTCGAACCCACTCGCCACTTTCGGAGCGTCAGATTAGCAATCTGGTGCCTTACCATCCAGCCCACTCTCCTAAACTTCACATCGTTCGTCCGTTACCATTGCGAAAACCTACTTCACCACCTTCTTTTTCAATTCGTTTGATAACATCTTCAAAAAGAATTGGTCGAAAATCTGTTTGTTCTACACATACACAATGGTATCGTGAGTCAACAACACCGTCCTTCATCACACGATTTGCATGAAGATGGCCATGAATGTTAACACCAAAACGTCCTAGACTTTCTTCATGGATGGGAATATGCGAAAGAATCATTCCGTTCATTACATGATATGCACGTAACTCACGAAAGTGTTCTCTGTACTCCTCATCTCGAAAAATGTCATGGTTACCACGGATCAAAACTTTATCACCGTTCAACCTACGCATAATTCCTAACGCTTTACGGTTAATGACAACATCACCCAAGTGGTAGACTTTATCGTTTGGTCTAACAGTTTCGTTCCACATCTTGACCATATCTTCATCCATTTCATTGGGATCAGTCCAAGGTCGAATTTTTGTCACACCGTCATCTTCGGTGAATCTACAAACACCAGCATGACCAAAGTGTGTATCGCTTATTAAAAATACTGCTGGCATATTGTTTCCTTTATAGAAGAACCCTAACGTGCTTGGATGATCAGTCCGCAGAGGTTAGGGCCGTGTTATATTGGCGGAAGACGGAGGAGTCGAACCCCATCCCATTTCTGAGAACCTGGTTTTCAAGGCCAGTCGGCGGACCATCCCACCTGCATCATCTTCCTTATTTGGCATCCCGAGAAGGATTCGAACCCTCACTAACGATTTTGGAGACCGCTGTGCTGCCGTTAACACCATCGAGATTTAAATCATATAATCCAAGCTCTTCACTAATTCTTACCATTTCATCAAGAGCTTGTTCTCTTTTATCTTTTTTTGTTTCTATATCACGTCCAAAGATTGCATCCCAACGTTCTGCATATTCTTGATTGCTTACACTGTATGGTCTTGGTGAAGACCCCTTTCCAACATCACTCATATAAACGTCCTTTAATGTCTTTTTTCTGAGCTTTACGTTCTGCTTTCCAGAAGAATCGTTTAAATTCTTTTAGGTGTTTCCACCACTGTGGAGGTTTGGTTATATTACCACTCTTTACATTAGCCATTTAGAACTCCTAAAATTGGTGGTCAACCCGCAGAGCCAGGCTCTACAATGCCAACCGTAACTTGGAGTCTAGTGCTACTACGACATAGCGACATCCCTTGAGCGAGAGCGTAGGAACTTAATCTACGGGTTTAGCACCTCTTGGGTCGAACAGTCAGGACAACTAATCGCATATTACTTCTAACACTTGTTCAAGGTGCGTCGTTTCTCATGCTTTCATTTCCAACTAGACATAACTTGGTACCTCGTGACAGTTTCGAACTGCCGACATCCCACTTGTAAGGAGGGCGCTCTACCACTGAGCTAACGAGGCGGTTAAATGGAGCGGATAGGGGGAGTCGAGCCCCACTCTGCGCAGCTTGGAAGGCTGGCGACACACCTTGTGCTTACCCGCACTTTATTAAAATACACTAACGACATAGGCAATTGGATCTCCCTGTCTAACCGAACCAACTTCGGCAGTGTATTTTAATAAAGTGTCTAGCTACCTACACCACATAGGCCCTAGACCGAGTTGTTACCCTGTCCATAACATTTGTTCTTCTGGAGAAGGTGTTATACCTAACCCAATGCGTTCCCGATGGCTCCTAACTGAAGCTCGGATGGTCATAGCATTGAATACCTAGCACTCTCTATGGTGACTGCCCCACCCCCGTTTATTACGTGTACGGGATCACGGGTTTTTGGCCGATCCTGAGGAACTCGAATCCCCAACCTCTTGGTTCGTAGCCAAGTGCTCTATCCAGTTGAGCTAAAGACCGAAAATTAGCAATTGATTATTTGTCCTATTATACGCCATCAATCAAGGCGAGTCAACTTGGTGCCCCAGGCGGGACTCGAACCCGCAAGAACCTGGCTTCTAAGACCAGCAGCTGTGCCAATTTGCATAAGTCACCGGGGCATAATATGGGGTGTCTGATGGGGATCGAACCCACGCATATCGGAATCACAACCCGAGGCCTTACCACTTGGCGACAGACACCATATAAAAACACACTGCTCACCATCTTTATGTACACTATTACATGGTGGGTTGCACTTTGTTCGGATTTGCCGTGCAACTAGCGCCTCACAGTATGTTTTTATATGGCGAACTCATTGTAGACAGGATTCGAACCTGCATTAAGCCCCAGGGGCCTGTCCTACCATTAGACGACTACGAGTTCATCGGGTCATGACTCCCGATTATGGGACAGGGTAATTACTCCTGTTTGTACCATATAGAAACACACTCACTATAACGTGACGCCCCCTACAAGGACGGTCGCTGATCTAATGTGTTTTTATATGGCAGAGGGTACTGGGATCGAACCAGTGATGACAGAGTCAAAGTCTGTAGTGTTACCGCTACACTAACCCCCAACAATAAATTTGTAGCCGGTGTAGACACATCAGGGCATCACCCCCTCCCGCTACTCCGTGTATCATAAAGGCTTTTCGCTACTCATCTTTTTAATATAAAGACTTTAACTACTTTATTTTTACAGGCCTCTGATTGCCCTTCCCACTAGGCACTGCTCCTACTACAAAACTGGCTCCACAGGCAGGGATCGAACCTACGACCAATTGATTAACAGTCAACTGCACTACCGCTGTGCTACTGTGGAATAATAAATTTGCAAGTAGTTCCGCCCATATTATCGGAACCATTCACCCTCTAATCAAGGTGCACGAGGCCTCGGTACGCTACTTGGGAGTCCTCCAGATGATACGCCAATTGTATACTGATCTTCCGATCAGTCGGGCATCGAACCCACATCCTTTTACTGTCTTGGTAGTTCGAACATACCTCAACAGCGTGATTTCTCTTGCTAACACTTGCAAAACTTGGGCCCCTGCGAGTAAGAATTGCGCTTACTGCTTACGTGTATACGGCGTCGTGCTACTTGTACACTACGCAGGGATAAACTTGGTCCGTGTAGAGAGATTCGAACTCCCGACCCTCTGCTCCCAAAGCAGATGCGCTAACCAGACTGCGCTACACACGGAAAAAACTTGGTGCCCCATGACAGAATCGAACTGCCGTAACCTGATTACAAAACAGGTGTAATACCATTATACTAATAGGGCTAAAACTTGGTGGAGGATAGGAGAATCGAACTCCTGCTAAAGGCTTGCAAAGCCCCTGTGCTACCATTATCACTAATCCCCCGAAAAAATACAACATGGACGCTCTGCTACTGGGCAGACTAGGATTACGCTTTCCATGTTGTTCATATAGAGGTGCCGTAATCGAAGCTCTCTATACGATAAATGGTGGAGGCGGATGGATTCGAACCACCGCGCTTTTTAGGGGCCAGATTTACAGTCTGGTGCAATCAACCTCTCTGCCACGCCTCCATTAACTCTTGGTACCCTTGGACAATTCCGAGATGTCGACCTATCGCTTATCAAGCGATTGCTCTTCCTCTGAGCTACAAGGGTAAAAACTGGCGGTCTTAGGGGGTAACGATCCCCACTCTTATGGCGTGACAAGCCATCGTGCGTCCATGAACACTTTAAGACCAAATTAGGATAAGCTAC